CTAATGTTTTAGAAAATGTTTATTGGTCACTCCCATCACTTCCCATTCGTTGTGAGGTCGCTAATACTGGGGCTGCTGTGGGCATTACATCAATGCAACAGATTTGCTCTACTGTAATGAGTGAGGGTGGATATGTTGAGACTGGTGTTGAGTTTGGTGCATTTAATGGACCAATAACATTCTCTAACTCTGGTGGAGCAACTGCTAGACAATGTATTATGGCTATTCGTTGTAAGAATACATTTAAGGGAATCCCAAACAGAACAACTGTAAGAATAACTGATATTGAGTGTTTGAGTGATGCTACAAACTGTAGAATTGAACTTTGGAGACTACCAAGCAATGATAATATTACTGGTGGAAGTTGGACAAGTGCCGATGATGATTCAGCAGTAGAATATAATATTGGGATAACTACTAACTTTACAACAACTGGTGGAGATTTAAGGCAGGCATCTTTGATTGCTGCAAACAATCCATCAGGTCAACAAGCATCTGCTAGTGTTGCATTTAATCCAACTTCTGCTAGAAGATCTTATATCGCACAAAATATTGACTCCGATGACAGTAATATTTTTGCCGTTATTGTTCGGAACCTAGATACTAATACGACAACAGATGTATGGAATACTATTCAGTGGAGAGAAACTAGATAGGTAATTTTTATGAGTGAAGTTTATCTTGGTAATCCTAATCTAAAAAAAGCAAATACTGCGATTGAATTTACACAAGAGCAAATCATTGAGTTTATCAAGTGTAAAGAAGACCCCGTATATTTTGCCAGAAACTATATCCAGATTGTATCTCTTGATCATGGTCTTGTGCCATTTAAGATGTATCCGTTTCAGGAAAAACTAATTCAAAATTTCCATGAAAATAGATTCAATATTTGTAAGATGCCCCGACAGACGGGTAAGTCAACTACTTGTGTATCTTACCTTTTACATTACGCTGTTTTTAATGATAATGTTAATATTGCGATCCTAGCAAACAAAGCATCAACGGCAAGAGATCTTCTCGGTAGGTTACAACTTGCTTATGAAAACTTGCCAAAGTGGATGCAACAGGGTATTATATCATGGAACAAAGGTAGTTTAGAACTCGAAAATGGCTCCAAGATTTCGTCTAACTCTACTTCTTCATCTGCTGTCCGAGGCGGATCCTATAATGTCATCTTTCTTGACGAGTTCGCGTTCATCCCGAATCACATTGCTGATGACTTCTTTGCCTCTGTTTATCCTACTATTTCTTCTGGACAGAGCACAAAGGTAATTATCGTTTCTACCCCTCGTGGTATGAATCACTTCTACCGCATGTGGCATGATGCGGAAAAGGGGAGAAACGAATATGTACCAACAGATGTTCACTGGTCTGAGGTTCCTGGTAGAGATGAAGCATGGAAAGAGCAGACCATTGCCAATACCTCAGAGCAACAGTTCAAGGTTGAGTTTGAGTGTGAATTCTTAGGATCAGTCAATACACTCATTAATCCTTCAAAACTCAGAAATCTTGTTTATGAGAATCCTATCCAAAGAAATGCAGGATTAGATATTTACGAAAAACCAAGGGCAGAGCACAACTACCTTATGACAGTTGACGTTGCTCGTGGTATGGGTAACGACTATTCTGCATTTATAGTTTTTGATATTACGGAGTTTCCTTATAAAGTGGTTGCAAAGTATAGGAATAATGAAATTAAACCTATGCTATTACCCAGTGTAATTTTAGAGACCTTAAAAGGTTATAATAATGCTTGGGTTTTGATTGAAGTTAATGATATTGGTGAGCAAGTTGCTAATATCTTACACTATGATTTGGAATATGAAAATATGCTGATGGCTGCGATGAGGGGTCGTGCTGGACAAGTAGTTGGGCACGGTTTCTCTGGAAAGAAGTCACAGATGGGTGTGAGGATGACTGCTGCGGTGAAGAAGTTGGGATGCTCCAACTTAAAAACCTTGATGGAAGATGATAAGTTGCTAACACTTGACTATGACATTATATCAGAACTTACAACATTTGCCCAGAGGCATAATTCATTTGAAGCAGAAGAAGGATGTAACGATGACCTAGCAATGTGTTTGGTTATATTCTCATGGTTAGTTGCACAAGAATATTTTAAGGAAATGACGGATAATGATATCCGCAAAAGAATCTATGAAGAGCAGAAGAATCAGATAGAACAAGATATGGCACCATTTGGATTCCTTGATGATGGTATAAATGATATGACATCATTTACAGATAAAGATGGTGATCGTTGGCATACTGATGAATATGGTGACCGTGCTTACATGTGGGAGTATTATTAATGGATTTAGATGACCAGTTAAAATTAGGTCATCTTTTACTCTTCGAGAGGAAGTGTAGAGTTTGTGGTAACACAAAAAATTTGGTAGAAGACTTTTATAGAACTAGAAAAGATCGAGGTCCAGTAGCATCTTCATATTCTTATGAATGTAAGGAATGCACAAAGAACAGAGTAAAGAAGAGCAGTAATACTTGGGAATATCCTGATTGGTAGATATCACGTCTAGATTCCCCATTGAAAATGGTCCTTTTAATAAATAATTTCAGATAATTCTGGACCAAGGAGAACACCAAGATGCCTCTAAATTTAGCATCTCCTGGAATTGTAGTAAGAGAAGTTGACTTAACCATTGGAAGAGTCGATCCAGTTTCTGGTTCGGTTGGGGCTATTGTTGCTCCATTCGCAAAGGGACCTGTCGATCTTCCTCAGTTGATCGAAAATGAGGATGATCTCTTAGACACTTTCGGCAGACCATACTCAGTCGATAAGCATTACGAACACTGGATGGTTGCTTCATCTTATCTTGCTTATGGCGGAACTCTTAGAGTTTCGAGAGCAGATGATACTGAACTGAAGAACGCATTCGTAGGTGCTGCTTCAAGCATTAAGATTAAGAGCACCGAGCACTACGAACAACTCGGTTACGATGAGAACACCATCACCAACGTAACTGTTGCTGCTAGAAACCCAGGTACATGGGCAAATGGCATTAAGGTTGCGATCATCGATGGAAAAGCAGACCAGATTCTTACTGGTATCACCACAACTAACGTTTCTGTTGGTTATGGATTCACTGCTGCTGTTCCTTCTGGATTAACCCTCCCAGGTGCTGGAACAACCTCCGTTCTTGACGGATACTTCCAAGGCGTTATCAGTGAGGTCGGAACCAATCAACTCTCACTGAAACTCGTTAAGCACGTTTCTGCTGGCGGTTCAATGACCGATGTTGATTATCAGCAGAATGGTGTTTATGCACTTCCAAATACTGGAAGCGTTGCAATCCACACCAACGGACAATCCTCTTCCTTTGCCACAAGAGCATACACTGGTGAGAAGGACTGGTTCGAAGATCAGTCAATTGCACTCTCTGTTGGATCTCTCGAATGGGATGCACTGGCAAACAGACCAGGTACTTCCGAATTCGGTGCAGCAAGAGGTGCTAGATTTGATGAAGTTCACGTTGTTGTAATCGACGACAAAGGAACAATCACTGGAAATGCAGGTTCTATTCTCGAAAAGCATCTGAATCTTTCCAAAGCAAAAGATGGAGAGTATTCAGTAGGATCTCCTTCATATTGGAGAAAGTATCTCTACACTAATTCGGAGTACATCTTCGGTGGATCCGCTCCTGTTGGAGTTACCACAATCGCATTTAGTGATAATGGTGCTTCTGATCTTGAACTCGATTTAGATGCTGGGTGGGATCAAAATGCAGATGGTGTCAACTTCTCTGCTATTGGTGCTTCAACCCTCACTCTCGGTGGTGGAACAAACTATCAAGGCAAAACTGATCTGACGACAACTCAGGCACTGTATTCTGGTCTTGATGACATCATCAGCGGATATACCAAGTTTGAGAATACTGAAGAGTATGAAGTTGATTTCATCCTCATGGGTTCTGCAAACTATCCTAAGGAGCAGGCACAGGCACTTGCCAATAAGGTAATCGCTGTTGCAGAAGCAAGAAAGGATGCGGTTGCATTTATTTCACCTTACAGACAGGCATTCTTGAATGATTCTGCTGTTGGTTCGGTAACTGTTAATAACGTTGATACAATTACAGATAATGTAGTTGGATTCTATGCACCAGTTACATCAACAACTTACGGTGTATTTGATAGTGGTTACAAGTACATGTACGACCGCTTCAACGATACCTTCCGCTATGTTCCTCTGAATGGTGACATCGCTGGAACTTGTGCAAGAACTGATCTTACCCAGTTCCCATGGTTCTCACCTGCTGGAACTTCAAGAGGTTCAATCCTCAACGCAGTAAAACTTGCTTATAACCCAGGCAAGAAGCAGAGAGACATTCTGTACTCTAACAGAATCAACTCCGTAATCTTCTCACCAGGAGCAGGAATCATCCTCTTCGGTGATAAGACTGGATTTGGTAAGTCTTCCGCATTCGATAGAATCAACGTTCGTCGTTTGTTCATCTATCTTGAAGATGCAATTTCTGCTGCTGCGAAGGACTTCCTCTTTGAGTTCAACGATGAGATCACAAGAACCAACTTTGTAAATATCGTTGAACCATTCCTCCGCGATGTCCAATCCAAGAGAGGTATCTTTGATTATGTCGTTATTTGTGATGAGACAAACAACACTGCTGCCGTAATCGACAACAATGAGTTTGTAGCGGACATCTTCA